GGACACCATACACTCAACGTTATGCCCAATAAAAAATAATGGGTTTGTCCCCATCTTTAGCTTTTCTGCGTTTCTTATTAAGCATTCGTTTTATACGTTTTTTGTTCTTCCTATTTTTGCGTTTATTTTTAACGTACCTGCATTGCTCACAGGTGCATTCTTTTACGAAGTGTTTCATTTCCTATTTAATTTTTGACTTCTTCATTTTAAGGTATTTTTTCTAATAAGATACGTTCTCTAAATTTATTTTTTTCTTCTCTGTCATCTGTTATATAATTCAGTATGTGGCCAGCTATATGTATATATACTTTATCAGCAAATATCATAGACATGAGTGTGAGAAATAGACACAGCGGCACAACAAATGCAAATTCAAGAATAAATAATATTATTTTAATCATAGTTTTTTAGTTTTTCTTACATAAAATGCGTCTCCTAATCTACTTTCCCATCTACCTTTGCTTATTATGTAAATATTATATTTCGGATTCATCTTTATTGTAGTATTTTTTTTCAGAAAATGCAGAACGGTTTAATTTTGGAAACCAGTAATTTTCCTTAGATTTTTTTACATCTTGATTTATCAACTCACTAAATGCAATCATATCATTTTTAGTTTTGAAATGAAGTTTAATAGTGTGTAATGGTATTTCAGGTTTCATTGAAAATGAGGGCATATCTTGCCATTCCTCATCCCAAAAGTCTTTATCATCAAATAATTTATTCATGTGTTTTTGTTTTCTAATTAGTAAAAAAGACTGCGTACATTAGCGTAATCATAACATGGTGTTTGATGCTATAAATTTATGAAAAATAAATTTCCATCACAATACACTTGTTCGTTATCTGCAATCTATTTTTTGCCCACTATCCTTAATTAGTTCATATAGAGATACTATTCCTTGCTCTATGTTTTTACGTCTTGTAGCATGGAAGTAAGACTCTTTAGTCTTATAACCAAAGAACTTGGCTATATCCTTATTGGTTATGCCAAGTTCTTTTTTGATTTTCCTTATTGCCATCATATAGCACATGAAGTTAAAGCGATTGTTTGACCATTCACCCACTGACTATAAGTCAATCCCTTTGGGTTCTTGAAAGACAAATAGTCTTTCTTGCATTGAGCTGCAAACTTTTCAAAACTCCAACCCTTGTATGCGTGACGTACAGCGATGAATAATGCTTTGACATCATCAATATCAATAGACATATTGATACTTGGATCGTCTGCACTTGGATTTGCACCCAAAGCATAAATGCGTCTCTCAGCATCTACCAACGGGCTACATGGTGAACTCAACTTAGAGAAGTTCTTGTAGAACATTCTACCAAATAAATCCAAATCCTTTTTGGTTTCACAATCACCAGAAAGAATGCACGTTGCATAATGAAAAGCTAATAGCTCTTCTTTAGCATTACCAATGTGACCATTGTCTAACACATAAACAATGTCATTAAGAATCTCCATGTGAGAATCCATAGAATCAAGAAGAGAAGAAACTGAAGAAGAGAAAGAATAAGCCATAATAAAAGAATTAAAAAGTAACTTGGCAATATTGCCGATATGATTATCTTTATAACCATGATTCAAATATATAGTATATACTACACATAATCAAATTGTTTCGACAAATAAACTTAGTATTAACTAAACTTTAACATTTCAAAGCTCCGCAACTCAAAAAAATAGACAGTAGATAACAATAGATATGATGTTCATAGGCTACGCCTACGCCACATATTATCAGCGTTAGCGGTAATGCGTTGCTAACTCATTTTGCAGCTACCCGTTACCCATTCCATTTTTTTAACCAAGTCAGGTTTACTGAGTCCCTTCTTGCAATGGGCATTTATTAATTTCATTAAGTCGGTGTAGAAATCAGAAGCACTACCGCTAACACTCGCTAAATCCCCATCTGAGGCTAGTTTGTATTGATGGTAGTCTTCTGTAATCTTTTCCAGTTGTTTGCCTGTGTAGATTGATCTGTCAGTATGTAGCATTATGCCGTTTACCTCAGTCATGTATTCTTTAAAAGTCATATTCTCGTTATTTATACCGCCTCAGACGGTGTTTAGCTTTTTCGTTGTAAAACATTAAAACGATTTTACAACAACGTGTATAAATAATAAAAATTACTTACCTTTCAACTCTTTAAGTTCTTTCTGCATTTTATGTAATTCATTATTTGTGTCGGGTGTTGGGTAATCAATCATTTGTATTCTCCAAATTTCCTCTTGTATCTTTTGTTCTAATTCTTTAATTCTTTTTTTCATAATCCTGAATGTTTATCCATTAATGCTTCAAATACACTATAATCATAATCCATATCATTTAGTATTTCTAATTGCTCATCTGTCATAGCTACACCATCATAATCTGCACTTGATATATATGCATCTTCAAATTCAGGGTATTGAGAAGTATCTGCTTCTACTTGTATATTACTCACTAAATCTGGATTTAATATTATTTCTTCACTCATAATTTGTTTTGTTTATATCTTTTCATTCTTGTTAATTTGCTTTGAACTTCTGTTTTATTATGACAAGTTCTGCATTCTATTAACATGTTATCTAAATCCCATGCTAATTCACTCATAGAGGACTCCTGAGCCTCTTTTACTGAGACTAGGTGGCTACAATCCAATCTAGTATTTGAAGCATTCCTACCGCATGTTTCGCAGTAGGGGTACTCCATAGATTCCCATTTATCTCTTTTACTTTTTTTGATTTTTATATCTATCTGGGATTTCTTCCATCTTTTATCATTTGAATCTGAGTATGTGTTACTCATTATCCTTTGTGTTTATTTCTATCATGGTTTTTCTTTTAAATTCTCTGCATCTGCATAATAGTCAATTGCATTCCAGATATGACCCATTACAGATCCATTTTGTAATGACATTTCTAGTATATCTAATGCTTCTGGTTTTGTACATTCATAGCGTTCTTGTACGTCATCTATACACCAAAGGTTTTCTAATTGGTAATAATTTTCTTTATGCTTTGGTAATTTATCTTTTCCATGTTCAATGGTTAACATATCAAATTCTGACTTTAATAACTCTATTTGTTTTTCTGACCCTTCAAATATTATTTTACTCATGATAATTCTCTCTTTATAAGTGCTTCTTGAATGCAAAGGTATACAATTAAATCTCCAATTTTCTCTTCAACTTTAGCAATAGAAACTGGTTTACCAGCATCTATATCATTAAGTATATCTCTATAACTTATTCTGTGCTTTAACATAAACCCATCTAGAATCCTAGTAGGGTTTTCTTCCATTTCTTGAGCACCTTCGTCAAAATTATGGAAAGGATTATTATTTCTAACATATTCAAGACCTTTAACTACTAATAATTCTTTAGTAGATTCTAATCTATTTTCAATTACTTCTCTAAATTCTAATTGATTCATATTTTTATTTTTAATTAACTATAGGACAACTATTTCTAGTTGCCCTATAATTATTATTATTTAATGATTTAATACCCAGAGTTCTTGTTACTTTTGTACTTATAAACTTTAGGTATTACTACTTTCACATCTGCTTCACATTTACAACAGCAGTCTTCTATTTTAGCTGCTAATGGTACAGTTCTCTGCTCAATTAACGCTATTACGTCTTCTACTGTAGTATAAGTAGGAACAATTGCTATTCCAACTGTATCAACTTTAAATCCTCTAGGTGAATAAATTTCATGATCAATACCATCTGGGAAGCTATCCCCATCACTATCCAATGTAACTCCCCTTGTACTAACTGGAAATCCTTCTATAGTATTAGGTTCTTCATCTAAGATATTAATAACGCCATCATTATCACTATCTGTAAAATCACAAATAGGTCTCTGTTTAAGATCAGATATATCATTCAAAGTAGAAGATAAAGGATTTAACCAATATAATGGCTCTGTTCTTTTATTAAAATCTCCCAAATTAAAAGATAATCTGATGTTTGTATAGTGAGCTATATCTGCATTATTAGTTTGATCAACTGCAGTTCTAAATTTAATACCATCTAAATAATCATTATCCTGTAACATTACTTGATGTTCTATACCTATGTTGAATCTTTTAGAAATTTTTCTAGATATACCCATTGAAGTAGTTAATACCACATGAAAGTTTATATCGTCCCCAAGTCTAAAGATTCCACTTTTTTTAAAACCTTCAGTTTCATAGTCTCCATCATAAATTTCGTTTAAAGCATCTTTAATCTCAGCTCTTCCAGCTTTGGTATTAAACTTATCATTGGTCCATCCAATTGATTGTCTCAAGTTCGTGTATGGGTTACCATTTTCATCTAATAAATCTAACTTTGCTTGGTGATTGGCAAACCCTGCTCCTATAACCATGTACCAATTCCATGTGTTTCTGTGTTTATGAAATAATATATTACCTATATTTAAAACACCTTGAATTGCTCCATATACTTGTCTAGTTTGATATTTTGGAAACCATTCTCCATCAGATAATCCTAATGAAGGGTTATAACTACTAAAAGTAGGTTCTATTAACCCACCACCTAATGAACTATGTTTAGAAGGTTGAGGATCAAATCCTGATGCTTTTCCATAGAATACATCTGCTCTAATAGAAAATGCATAATGAATTGATTTCCTCAAATGAAGACCTAATCCATAACCACCTGGAATAGCCATATCGGTATCCCCAGAAATAAAGAAATGACCAAAGTGAACCCCAAGTTCCCAAGCATCTTTTGGTTTGGATGGATATATTGCTTCTCCTACTCTCCATTTTGCATTGTTGTCTGGGTCTACAGTCATTGAATCAGTAATAATGTCAATGGTTTTAATTGTATCACTATCTTGTGAGTAAATATTAGGGACAAATACCCCTAATACTACACACAGTAAATAAAATTGTTTTCTCATAAAATTATATTAAATAATTATTTTTAATTAACGATTGTAATGTACTGGAGTAGGTACTGTACCTATAGTTCTCCAACGTCTTCTTCTAAACTTCCTTTTCATTAGTTTCTAATCTTAAAATACTCTCCTTTGAAAGCTAATGCTAATGTATTATTAGGGCTTACACTGATCTTTCTACCGTCTTTAGTCTTAAATCTCATATTCCCTAACTCATTTTGTAAGTTATTTAAATAAGGTTTTACAGTTTCAAATCTATTTCTACCTGCTTTTGTTGTAAAAGCAATATCAAATTGTTTACTACCGTTTTCTTTAATCATATTAACGGCTCTTGTTCTTCTAATGTACTTAATTTTCATTGTTTATATATTTATTTTTTTAAAAAATAAGACCTTTGGAGGTAACCTGCTCCATGTCTTGGGTTTGTATACTCTATATATTCTACTTTTAATTCGTTTAAAGCATTACATAATTCAGTTGTATAATAATCTTGACCTACTTGTATTAAATAAGCACCGCAATCATAAGTACTATATGAATTTGCTTTTTGTTCTGGAGTTACTAAAGTATCTTGCATAAATTCAAGTATCTCTTTCCAGTCTGACCTATTTTTTGCATTAACCCAATTATAAAATTCAAATAACCCACATCCTCCTTTTGGGTTATTAGTTTCTCCTATTGTATAGTCAGTTTCTTCTTCTCTTATTAAAAAATTAGTATGCCATCTACCTTTAGTAGTTTTTTCTTTAACGTATTTAGATACTTTCTCCATTTTTTATTAGTTTTTTATATTCTTCAACTATAACTTCTTTCCTTATTTTACACCTATGTGGAGTAAATAATCCTGCAGCATCTGGTTCTAAGAACCTTTTTTGTATCTGAGGGATATAATTGAATTTTAATTGGTAATATATTTCTAACATAGATACTAACTCTATGTCTTCATCATCTCTAGCCTTATTAATTCTAAGACTAATTGCTTTTCTATCTGTCATAAATTAACTTTCACATGCTATACAAGAGTTTATTTCTCTAGCAAAATTCTGAGCTTCAGACTCTCCTATTTGGTAATATAATGTTTTTACACCTTCTTTCCAAGCTGTAATATACAATTGATTAATATCTTTTATAGATATATCATCATGTATACTTAAATTTAAACTTTGGGATTGATCTATAAACTTCTGTCTTTGTGCAGCTTGAGTTATTATTTCCATAGGACTAATTTCTACAAAGCTTTTAAATACTTCTTTATTAGGAATATCTAAATGCTGTACAGAACCATTATTATCAAGTATAGACTTCCATATAGTAGGTGTATTCTTACCTATAGATTCTAAATGTCTAAGTAATGTAGGATTTTTGTATACTGATTTTACTTTAGCAGTATCCTTTACAAAGTAATTAGAAGTTATAGGTTCTATACCTAACGATACTTGTCCAAGTATAAAGCTAGAACTCTTAGTAGGTGCAATAGCCATAGTAGTTGTATTTGCTCTACCTTCAATATAACTATTACTTATTCCTAATTCTGTATGACAATACTCAGAAGCTTTATAGGAGTCTTTCTTTAGGGTTTTAAATACTTCTTGGTTAAATTGTTTAGCTTTTATAGATTCAAACTCTATAAAATGCTCTTGTAAGTAACTATGGTATCCTAAAACTCCTATTCCAATTGCTCTATGGTTCTCTGCAAATCTTACTGCTCTACCCATTCCTGGTAAATTCTTAGCTTTATTAATAAAATCTTGCATTACTGCATTTAAAAATAAAGTATAACAATGAATAGCATTTGTATCTTTTATTTCATCCCAATGTAGTAAATTAATACTACCTAAGCAACATACAAATGATTCATCTATATTACTAGGTAAACATATTTCTGAACAAAGATTAGATGCTAGTATAATTTCCTCTTTATAAGGACTATTATCATTTACATTATCTTTGAAAAATATATAAGGGTAGCCTACTTCTTTTCTGCTTTCTATTAACTTAGCCCATACTACTCTTGAATGCTGATCTCCAGCTATCATCTTTTCCATAAAAGAATTCCCTACACATATACCATGTTGTAAATTCTGTATATCATTACCTTCTTTTCCAATATCTAAAAATTCTAGTATATCGTCATGTTCAATATCTAAATATATAGCACAAGCCCCTCTACGAGCTTCAGCCTGCTTACATTTATCTATTATGGTATCAAATATATGGGAATAGTGTGTAGGACCGTCAGCAAGCCCTCCTGTGCTAATAGGAGTACCTCTAGGTCTAATTGCAGATACATATGCAGATGTACCTCCTCCATACTTAGACATCATTCCTAATTCTCTACCCATATTAAGGATAGAATCTAAAGAATCATCACAGTAAGAACCATAGCAGCTAATAGCTAGTCCATCTTTCCTACCAAAGTTAGTCCATACAGGAGTACTAAAGGAATAATATCCTAAACTTGCGTAATTATAAAATTCAGTTACAAAAGATTGTCCTAATCCAAGTATGGAAGCTGCATTTTCAGCCATATCTTGAATTCTGGATTCACCTGTTTCATTTTCTTTTAAGTATCCTCTACTTAAAAAAGTTCTACTCTCTTCATTTAACCAGTAGAATGGCTTTCTGTCTTTATTAATCATCGAATAAGTCATTTGCGGTTATTGATTTTGTTTTCTTAGTATAATCTATTGATCTTTTATAGAATATATCTCCTTCCTTTTTACTTTGTAATTCTACATCAAACCATAGAGTTGATTTTAAAAGGCTTTCGTCTATATCAAATTCTTTATCATATCCTATACTTTCTAAACTATTATTAAATCTGTTCTTTATAAACTCTTGGACTACTTTTACAGGTAAGAAATCTAATTTCCCCTCTTCAAATATCCAATCTAGTACTTTACATTCTGCTTTATAAGCTTTCTGAACTGCAGATCTTATTAATTCTTCAAATTCTGAATCAAACCATTCTGGGTTTTCTTTTTTAATTATATTAATTAATTCAGATCCAAACTGTCCATGTATTGTTTCTTCTTTACTAGTTGCTTGAACTACATTATCCATTCCACTAAGTACATTAAGCTCTTTGTTGAAAGACATTATAATTAAGAATTGACTAAATAAAGATACATTCTCTATAAATAAACTAAATAATAATACGGACTTAGTAAACATTTTATTATCTCTACTTCTAGTACCATCTAAATACTTATTTAAGTACTTTATTCTAGCTTGAATAGCAGGTACTTCTACTACAGTTTCAAATTCTCTCTGCAATCCAAGTTTCTCTATTAGGAAACTATAAGCATCAAAATGTCGTACTTCACTATCTGAAAAAGTAGCTCCAGTTGCTTGAATTTCAAGTACGGGGAGTCTTTTATACAGATCTCCCCAGAATGCTTTTACGTTAACTTCTATTTGAGATATAGCTAACATTGCTCTTTTTATAACTTCTCTTTGTACTGGTGTTAGAGTAGTTTTATAATCAGATATATCATTAGTTAGATTAAATTCAGTATGTAACCAGTAACTATGCCTTATTGCTTCCTTATATTTGAGTAGTTGAGGATATTCATAAGGTAATAAGGTTTTTCTTTCTTTAAATATTCCCATTATTAGTTTATTTTAAATATTTATTTATAAATTCAAGTTCTCTAAATGCGGTTCCGTCTACTCCTGTAATAGGAGTATAAACATTACTAGGTCTTGTAAATACTCTATATACTGTAGTAGTTCTAACTTTTGGACATCCATAAAATGCGTAAGTTTTTTCATTTAAAATACTTTGTACAAAATTGTCTTTAGTTAGTCTAGGAAAATACCCTTTAGCAATTCCAAATAGGGCATCTATAGACCTATATCCACCTTGATGAAAAGCTGTAGATGTGCATTTTTTATCCCAAAAAGTATTATTCTTAGTAGTTTCGTCGTGGTATCCAAAAGTACGTTCATTATAAATATAATTTACTACATCTATAGCTCTTTTAGGAGTTTTTTTTATATATTGTCTTTTCATCTATTAGTTCTTTATATACTGCAGCTTCAGAGTAATTTTCAGCATCAACAGCTTGTTTTAATAATCTATGTAATTCTTCTACATCATTTTCTACTATAGTTCGGTCTATAGTTCGTATGACTCCATTTTCTACATCCCATGCTTTTTCTACAGTACAGACCCCGTCAATTTCCTTTTTAAACTCTCTATCTGGCAATCTGTCTGGTATAGGATGAATAAAGCCATCAAAGTATTCATCAAATATTGTTATCATAATTTGTTTAATGTTTTATAATAGTCAGTTTCTTTAAGTTTTAGAAATTGATCATATTTTTGTGTAATATAAATTTTACCTACTATTCGAGTAGAATTCTGATCTCTAGAGATACAAGTGTTAAGTGGTGTATTAAACTCTTTGATATAGAATAAGTCTCCATAGAAACTTGCCATAGTCTCAAACTCTTCTAAAGAAGCTTTTTTTAAGTTAATATTGTCTACTATAACATCTATACCTCTCATATTTAACAAAGATACTAATTTATTAACAGAATACCAAATTATTTGCTCATTTTCTTTTAATTTTTTATGATTCCAATATTCTCGTATTCTAGCTGGATTGTAAGCAAATAACATTTCCCTTAATCTATCAGCATTTACTCTGACAGTATTAGGGTTTTCCCTGATATACTGTTGGCTCCAAGTAGATTTCCCTGATCTTGGAGGTCCAACAGTAAGAATAATTTTATTCTTCTTCATCTTTTATTTCATCTGTTGTATTTAATGCTAAAAA